GAACAAGATGTCTACCTTCGGCTGGGACATTGTTAATGTCCATCTGTTCTGCCGCTGACCACATAGCAGCTACAAGGTTTGCACCTGTAATAGCAGCTTTAGTTGCAGCAACAATTTTAATACGAGTACCGCCAGGTAGGTCGGTGTTAGCGTTAGTAGAAGTACGTGCTGCTTGTGCAACAGTAGCTGCTACATTCTTATCAAAAGTGTAAGCTAATGCGTTGCCCATCTCAGTTGAGTACTGAGATCTTACGTCATAATGATTCTTAGCCTCGTCTATGTCTGCAATGAAAACATTACTAACAAGTTTGTCATCTATGTTGATAACAGCTTCAGCATGTTTGATTGCATTACCTGTTAACTGTGTACCAGGTGTGTGATAAGCAGTTGAGCTAAGACCAATGATAGGGAACTGAGCTGACTTACCAGATGAGATAGTTCTTACAGTATGAAGACTCTCGAACACCGTGGCTTTACGGAAAGCAGAGAGAACCTCTCCACTAAAAACCTTGAGGAAGAGAGCGTCATAAGAAGTACCTGTCGCATTGACAAGACCCAGCCGTGAGCTGGTGAAGTTAGCCATAAAGAATAAAACCTAGAAAAAAATGAGTGCCTGACCTCAATTCTTTCCACACTGGGTATCCTTCGCAAAGGGCCGTAGCTTCAGTGAATCGGTCTAGGTATCTAAATGATAACTCTTATACGACATTTGATCTAGCAAGTTTACTTTCTACTTTCTTTCTAAAGGCAGGATCAGATTGATAAAGAGGATCATTCATTGCTGCTACGACCTGAGCCATTGATTCATATTTATCGGCTGGACCCTTAGCAGCTTTACCTCCAATCAGTCTAGGTTCGATGTTCGCTTGAGCTTGATAACGACTTTGCAAACCACCGATCACAAGTTTGATTTGATCAAGATCTGTTGTTTTAATTGCACGATCAAAGGCTGCTTTCTCTCCATCTGTTAAGGATGTAGCAGCCCAAGTGATCATGTCATCATAAGCTTTCTCACCTCCAAATTCTTGTTTAATATCTAGGACTTGTTGAGCTGCAAGTTGAGAATCTTGTGTCGCTTTAAATTGAACGCCTTCAAGATAAGCGTCCACCATATCTTTATTGAAACCTGCCTCATTAAGGGAAGTGTAATCTTCTTCTGTTAACTGACCTGTCTCTTGCCAACGGTCATTCATTCCACCGAAGTCAATACCTGTTTCTTCAAAGCGACCACCAATAAAATCTCCATAGATTTCTTTTGCGTCACCTGTAGTTTCAGGTTGTTCTTCTTCTGTTTTGGTTTCTGTCTCAGTTGTTTCAGCAGTATCAGTAGGTTCACCCTTACTTAATTTCTGTTGAAGTTCCTGATAACCCTTCTCTAAATCCTCAACTGATTTGTATTTACCAGCGAGGAGTTCAGCAGATTCAGATGTGGATTGTTCAGCCTTTTCAGATTCCTGAATAGCGGCTTGATCTTCTAAGGATAAAGCTGTGGTTGGTTCATCCTTAATAGTGATTGAATCGGGCATGGTCTGTTTTGTGAATTACTTAATGGTGATATGTCCAGGTCTATCGTGAATGACCTGTGGTTTCTTAGGTTCTTCTGAAGCCTTAGTAGATTTCTTAGGCTTCTCTTCTTTGATAACTAATTCCTTTACATCTTTATCAGGTGGCGGGACTTGCTTCGGGGGTGTTGCCTTGGGTATTGGTGGGGCCACTGGGGACTCCAGCTTCGGTGACTGCGGCTGGGAGGGCGTTGGGGACTCCTCCTTCTTCTGTTGACTGGGGGCCATAAGGTGCTCCTGCTTGTGTGTAATTTTTCACCAACTGTGAGGCGGCTGGTGATTGCAACAGGGAACTCATTTGTTCCTGTTGTTGCATCTTATTCTGAGCTGTTTGTGCAGCCAACTGTTCTTGTCGTAACTGCTCAGAAGTTTTAACTAAATTAGTAGTGTCAATAGATGCGCTTGCTGCAAGTCTACGTAAAGCTTCTTCCATGTTCAAGTACTTAGCCATCACCTCTGGGCCTAAAGCTTGATGACCGATACTTATAAACTCAGTTAACTTATTCATATCATCACCTCTACCTATCGCTTCTAATCCTGTAATTGGTTTGGGATTAACTAAGGGTTCTCCATTCTGTTGGTTAACAGGGAACTGAGGTAACTTACCTTGACGTTGAAGAATATACATTAACCTTTTAACTAAAGGTAGTTGTAGTTCTTGAGTGAGAATAGAGTACAGCCCTCCGATGGATGCTTCGAGTTCCTGGCTCATATAACGGATTTCTTCCGCAGTGACTCTTTCGCCTGGTCTTTGGATTGCGCTGTTAAGTAAGAAAGCAAACTGCATACGACCTTCTATCCGATCAATAATGTTATTAACTATCTGTAGGTCTTGGCTCTTCTGACTTTGAATAACGCTGACATCATTAGCATTACCCTGCACGATTGCACCGTTTGCTGCTGATGATAATGTCCTTGGTCTAGTAGTACCGTTGGGATTAACTAAGAACAGAATCTTTGCAGCCGCTGCACTTGCTTCGAGTGCTGATTGATATAGAGATTCGAGCGCAGTTAAGTCACCGTAATAGGCTTCAACGTGTGAGCGACCGTATTCTTCTGTGTCAATTCGCTCAAAGCGTAATGGAATCCAAGGGCTGCAATCTTCAGGACACATGCCGTGTGTGCCTGGTATTTCTTTACCCTTTGCCTCTTGATACCAGATAGCTTTGTTATCTATAAACTTTACACATGTATAGAGTTTAATTGTTTTCTTAATAGGTCCAATATTTTCCTGTGATTTATCATTAACAGGAAGAAAATCTTCTGGTAAAGATTCAGGATAGACTTCTTCTTCTACTAATATTTCAGTAACAGTACCCATTGGGTCACGTACTACACAATATCTATCAAGATGAATAACTCTTATTCCTTCTGGGCCTACATAAAGAAGTACATTTCCTGCTACTAATAGTTGCTTGAAAGCTTCGTGCATAGAGGCACGAGCTGACATAGTTTCAAGCATGTTCATTACAGCTTGCTCAACCTTTACTAATGCAGTGTCGAGTTCTGTCTTAATGGTTGGATCTTGTGCATCTAATTGAAGAGCCAACGAATCCATTTCTAATTTAAAGAAAGGAGTATTAGGAGGGAAAAGACTAAGACCTAAGCGTGCTGATAAATGACTAACACCTCTTGCTCCAACTGATTGATAAGGAGTCTTTAGCTTTCCATGATCTCCCATGTTGGAGTCAGGAACCAAGCTAGGTATTGTAACTTTGCTACAATCTCTTGCTCTTTGAAGGAAAGGATCTCTTGATGTGACTAGCTGTTGGTAACGGGCAGCTAGTGTCCCATCTCGATCGTCATCGTAAGGCTTGCCTTGACTATCAACGTCAGTAGTTAGTGTTAATTCCATTAGGGATTAGTAATACCTAGACCAGTGGATGATTGAACTAAATTCTTATATCCTTCTCTACCTGTTTTTCTTCTATGAGTAGCAGCAATATCTAAGGCAGGGGCAGCCATGTCTGCACTTCTTTCTGGAGTTTTAGGTGCTTTCTGATCTGCTATTCTTTTCTGTTCTTCATGTCTAGCTTTCGTATAATCAAACTGTTGTTGCCAACGAACATCAGCTTGTGCAGCTTGTGCCTTAGAAGCTTCTAGAGATTCTCTTTGCAGGGCTATAGACTGTGAGTTGTCTGAGCCGCCGCCACCACCGCCACCACACATAATTAAATTTCTGTACTGTTTTGGTCAGTGTAAACGGAATACAACATTCTTACCACTGACCTTGCACCTACATAATGCCATATCTCTCTATCTTCTTGATCAGTAGAAGGACATTGTTCAGGATAAATCTCATCTAATCTCTTTAATAAAGCCTCATCAATAGGAGGCCAAAGCTCTTCATCATTCATAGTGTTGGCTCCCAAAGTTTTACATTACCTGTTGTATGATCGTACTCCCCATCACGCAAGATGCGTGTTAAACGTGCAGTCATAATAGCATCAGCATAGGTTTTCTTCTTTTTAACATAAGCAGCGTGAACCTTAGCCCACATCTCTTCAATAGTTTCTGCGTCACCTAATAATTTTTCTGCTGTAACTGGACCGACACCAACTAAACCTTCTACATTATCAGTCTTATCTCCCGATAAGGTTTGTAACATCCAGTGTCGATCAGCTTTCTTACGAGTAACTAATTCAAGATCATCATTAGCTAAGAGAGTACAAGGAACACCTCGCATATCTTTATCAGGCGACACGATTACAGGGTTGTCATACTTTTGTCCTGTTGCAAGTAACCCCATAACATCATCACCTTCTAATCCGTTGAAACTAATGGAATGAAATTCCTTAGCCACTCTTTCTCTTATGTTCTTAAGGCCAAGAGGTTTGCGTTTACCTATGCGATTAGCTTTGTAGTCTTGATAGATTCCATGTCGGAAGGTGGGATAATCAGAGAAGCACATGATGAACTGACCAGGGCTAATGATCTGATACTGAGCAACACGATCTTCAATCAGTTGCATTACATCACGTTCATCTAGGTGGAGGGTATGAAGATTCTCATCCCATCTGGTATCAACCTCCGAAGCGCAGCAGGAACTATAAAGTAGCCAATCGGCATCAATTAATAAAGTCATTAGAAGTAAGAAGACATTGGTACAGATAGACGACCTGTGTCTTGGTCGTAAAGAAGTTTGTCAACAGGGCCAGTAAATCCTGCGTGTCTATTTTTTAAACAGCGCAGTTGCATTTCACTACGTTCTGCTGCATCCCCCTGTTGATTTCTTTCGCAAGAAATGACAGCATCAGAAAGACAAGCTATGGCAGAACTACCCCTTAAATGGCTAATCGAGACTTGTGCTCCCTCCTCATGGCCTCTCCCTTCGGGGCGTTTGAGATGACTGACAAGAAACAATCCAACACCAGTCGATTCAACAACTTGTCGAAGCTTGGTGCAAACAACATCAAGAGCACGCCTCTCGTCACAGTCAGCGATACCGCTAACAACGATGGTCAGGTGGTCAAGGAAGACAACATCTACCCCCTCAACATTCGCAAGGTATTGGATCTGTTCTACAAGGCGATCGGGATCCATCGAACCAAAGTGGTCATAAAGAAAGAGACGTTGCGTAGCACAAAGACGATCAAAAGCTAATCGAGTTGTCTCTTCATCAGCAAGTGAAGGGTCAAGATGAATAGGTAGGTTGAGTTCAACTCCAACTATCCCTTGCAATGTGCGTTGAATACTTTCTTCGAGTGCGATGTATCCAATCTTTAGTCCTTGGATGAGGAAGTGATGAGCCAACTCCCTACACATTGAACTCTTCCCTGTTCCGCTACCAGCGCAGATAGTAATCATCTCGCCTTTGCGATATCCCCTTAGATATTTATCTAGTTGGGGCCAAGGGTATTTACATATAGAAGTAGATCCAGGTTTGATTAATTCTTCCCATAGATCCGCTGCATTAATGATGCCGTCGGGTCTGACCGGGGTGGCTTTCCATAGCAGATCACGCAACAACTCTGCCTCCCCATGTTGGAGCATCTCATTAGCGTCCTTTCTTGGGAGTCGGCAGATAGCTGCTTTTCCAGCAGGTAATACTTCAACTGCCTTTTCTGCTGCGGCAATCCCTGGTTCATCCGAATCGAAACAGAGAACAATACGAGAGAAGTTGGATAGCCATTTCAAATTTGCTGCTATATATTTGCTAGCACTCTGCGCTCCATTGGGCAATGAGACAACAGGGAACTTGTTACCTTGCGCTTGACTGACTGACATGCAATCAATCTCACCCTCGGTAATAACAACAAACATATTTTGTGCGCCATGTTGTCTCCATAAATGTTGACCCCATAGCTGCATGTCTGAGCAATCACCTATCCAACTGAATCGTTTGTCCTTAGTTCTTATGTGTTGAGCACATGGTTTACCTAGTTGATCTCTAAAGGTAGAGACTTGAACAGGTTGTCCATGTCTTTCTGTAGATCCATAGCCAAATAGTTTTGTTGTGTCTTCCCATATACCCCTTTTAGTTAGAGCCTTTGAGATAATGCGACACTGATCTATCAGCTCTGGCTTCTTCATGGGAATAACAGTCATTGGTCGTTTCTCTTTCTTTGAGGGTTGGAATTGATACCCGCAGCCATAGCAATGTGCATGTCCGTCATCGAACCAAGCAAGATTATCTTTGCTATCACACTCAGGACATGGGCCGTGTTTCAGGTACTTGCTTTTGCTTTTCATGTTTCTCCCAGTGGTGGATCAGGAGTTTTAATTCCTTAATTCTTTGCTCTGCATACTTGATGCGTTCAGTAACGTTCATCTCTTCTCCAAGGTTTAGGCTCGTGACTATCAAGAACAAGGCACTTCCACTCTGGATTTTTTTCCTTGACTATCTCAACTGCCTTAGCTGCTGATGATGCACGTTGGAATACAAGAGTGGCCTTGTCATATTTTTTATCAGGGTCGATGACCTTGATAGTAAATACCTTGATTTGCCTAGCAGAAATGAAAGAAGTTTCTTCTTCTGCTATGTGTCGGTAAGCAGTTTCATCTTCTGCTATTGCTCTTTGTCGTTTAGTCATACCAGGATGAGGGGATAGTGCCGCTACTCCAAATGAATCCATGCCTTGTAGCCCAAGCTCCATAGGTAATAGATTTTTTGGCACGGCTAATTTTTTCTTTGGCGTTTTGAAAGCACATCCTTATATCGAGATCAGGATGTTGCTCCTTAACACATAGCATCTTGCGCCTGTCCTGAGCGGAAAAGAATCCTTTCAGTTCAACCACAATTCCATTACTAAGAACAAGATCGGGTGTGTACTTAGCTTGGATTACATAGTCAAGAACTATTGGTTCATAACTAAAGAGAAGGTTGCGTTGTTGAAGGCTGGCAGCAACACCAGCCTCAAACTTACTCCGGTATTTAGAAGTCGGATGCGTCCTCTTGCGTTGAGGAAGTCGAGACTTCACACGCCCCTTGAAAGTTCCCTTCCGTTGCTTCAAAGCCATAACTTGTAGAAGATTTTGTGTATTCCTTTAGGTCAATAATTTGTGCAGCTAAAGGTTGAACCTTGACACCAACTCCTGTTGATGGATGGTTATAAGGGACAGCTTCAAATGAGATGCGACCAGTGGAACCAGGTCCAATCTTGTCTACTCTCTTCTTCATCTCTTCAGATAATGGTTTGCCTTGAGCATCAAAGAGTGCAGGTGGAGTGTTCTCCCATACTGAACCATCTTTTCTTTGACCTGATACCTTGCGTTTCATCTTGATATAGAAGACAGCTTCACCTTCTATGTCGTCATAACCAAAGGAAGGAGGTGCTGACTTCCAATTCTTTTTAGTTGGATCAGCTTCTTTGCATTGCTTTTGGAAGCGAGATAGTAATCCTTCAAGCTGTTGTTCCATTTCACTAGCTTGATCGGCTGGTATAAGTGCAGTTACTTTCCACACTGCCTGTTCATACTTGGTGTCAGGTGTGACAAGCCATGCGTACTGATACTTACAAGTTGGTGTTGTGAGTTTGAGTCTTTCAAATTGTTGTGCAGAATTCATGTGATGAAATAGTTAGAAGTTTGTACGGAAGTCAGATCAAGATCACCAAGCTCAGGCTTAGGTGGTAGGTCATCCTCCCTTTGAATCTGTTGGGTGAGCTGTGTTGTGATTGCTGTGAACCAATCCCCTGAATACATATCAGAGAATGATTGCCTAACTGCATCCCTTAGCTTGCTCATTTCTGAGGGAGTAGTGGCAAAGCAATCGTGTACCCCACCTATATTCTTGACACCTAGAGCTATTGCTTTGAGTGTCGAGAATGACATGTGACTTGAGTCAAATGAGTGGACTACATTCGGGCTAAGTGCATTAGCCATCCGACCTGAATCAAGATCGTCTTGATCTATATTTGTTCTGATGTCCATGTGAACGTCAGATAAATACTTAAGTCGGATGCGTGTTTGCTTGACGTTCTTGTACTCCTGATGAACTAACAAACCTGATGGTGTTGTCCACTCAAGAGGGATGTTGTCCTTACCAGCAAGACGACCAAGTTTTCTGAACCACTCCATTGCTTTGACGGCTGGGTTAATCAAAGCTGTTGTCTCTTTATGTAAGAGCTGTGCCATGAAGTGCATGGTTGTCATGGCTCCAGGTTTAGTGGTCCATGTCTTGCCAGCGAATAGATCTTTCGATCTCTTCTGAGCCCAGTCATAGCAGTAGTAGTAGAAGGCAGTGGATGTAGCTGAGTAAGGACTAGTCATCACGCACGGTTTGGCGAGTGACCTATCTGGCTCAAGCATTAACCACTTCCTTGCTCGTGGATCTTCACTCTCTCTCAATTTCTCAAGAACACGGGTCATTACTTCGGAGTAAATATCCTGTGGTCTATCACTTGAGATGAGGTTGACTGACTTACCCATTGATTCACTACGCAATAGAGCTGCATAGTGTTGGATACCTGAGCAAGTGCAGTCGAGCATGATAGGCAGGGTGCATTGATAACCCCAGCCATGTTGTTTGAACTCTTTATAAGTACGAGCGAAAGCAAGGAAAGACCAAGGCTTATCAGCTCTCATCCAAAACTCAGAGTTCAACCACGGATCATTACCTGATCCAGTGATGAGTTGTTCATGCTCTAGTACCCAGTCAACACGAGTCTGCCAATCTGATTTACCTAATCCATAGAGGTTAGCTCCATGTATTCGTAACCAATTGAGTTCCTCTTCTGTGTTGATAGGTGTGCCTTCAGCAAATAAGAGAAGCGACCTTGATACATCATTACCTTGTGGGTTGAGATAAGGAGGGCGGTAATAGTAACGACCTCTAAAATCAAGGGACATAGGGAAATAAAATCTCTCTTCATCCTTGAATCTGCGTGCAACCCATAAGGTTTTAGCTTGACCTATGCGTGCGCCTTTGGTCTTGTCGTTTCTCTCATGTATTTGCTTGGCTCTTTTCCTCCACTTGAATACACCTGGATCATCTTCATCTAAGTGCTTAGGGAATGGAGGCACGGGCCATCCATCTCTAGGAAATAAGCACCCAATTTCTAGGTTGTTGTCATAAGCATGTTCAACCTGATCAAGCATCCAGTTATTAACCATCCAAGCTACTGATTGATGGACATTTGCTGCCTTGATAAAAGGTTCATCACCTTTACAGTTCTTAGCTACGAGTTCATCATTACTCTTCAGTAATTTGAGGGGTAATTTGTAGTACCCACCATCAGGCCAAGGTCTAGGTTCAATCACCATCGGTAGATAGTTAGGTGTCATCAATTCTTGTTGTGCTTTAACATCCTTAATCCATGCCATGCACTCATCGGTTGCTTTAACGACCCGTCTTGCAGGTTTATAACCGTGGTCCATAACGATTTGAATTAAGCCTGTCTCTTTAGCAATCAACTCAATAAGGAATACACCTGATGCCATCTTTTCCTTGGGCTGCCAGTTATCAGTCCACTTCATGTGTCTGATAGCTGCCATCTTGTGTGCTTTACGATTACGACCACGCTTGAATTTAATTAGTTCATCTTTCGATGCACGATCAAGCATGGTTTCAATCCAAAGCTTGTCTGCTAAGTCCATAGCTACTGAGTGCAGCGTTGGACATGAGCTAAGACTGTCGATAACAGTGCGCAGTGAACACGCTGCTACCTGTTGAGGTGGTAGGTGAATGATCGGAGAGAGCAAAGCAAAAGATCTACCTGCTACTCCCTTCTCTATTTTCTTTCTGATAGCTCGGAGATGGATAACTATCTGATCTATTCCATGTGCAGTGAGAGCTTCACCCCACTTGGAAAGGGACTCCATCTGTCCTCGCTTGCGTATGTTGGAGAGAAGCCTGACTCGATCGCAACCAAGCGTAAGCATCTCGTCCTCGTGGGCAAGCTCGTCTTGCAGGGTCTTCATCGGAATACCAAAGTAATTCTCTGAACCTGACCGTCACTACGTCTTAGTGCTGGAATAG